TGATGGGGACGTAGTTGGAGCTTTGATGGATCAGGTTGGGGCCAAGCGACCTCAGAATCGCTCGGATAGGATTACTTCCGATGTAATTTCAGGGGTGACAGGGAGTGGGGCGGTAAACCTTGCTGGTAAAGGTTTGATGAAGCTTGGGATGAAGGAGGCTGGTGAAAAACTCGCTGCGGCTCCTATTACTGCGGCGGTTGCTGGAGGTGCTGGTGGTTATGCTGGCGGAACGGTGCGGGAAGAGGGTGGCTCTGTTGCAGAGCAGCTTTTGGCTTCTCTAGCTGCTGGTATGACTCCCGCTGCGTTTTCGTCTTTGATTAAAGGCGGGGTGAGGAAAGGTATTCCGCAAGTACAGCTAGATGAACGGATGGCGGCGTTTGAAGCTGCCGGGACAACTCCTACAATTGCACAGCTTACCCAAGGCAAAGGTGCTGAACGGGCGGAGAGCTTGCTGTCGCAGTTCTACGGCTCTGGCGGGGTTATGAGGAATAAGCTGGAAGGGCAGGAACAGGCTGTTATCAATGCTAATCTTGCGAAAGCAGATGAGATCTCGCCATTGATTCTGACTGGCAATGGCGCTGTGCCGGAGAAGATGTCACCTGCTCAAATGGGTGCGATGCTGGAAGAAACTTGGCTGCAACAGGCTAAACCGGCTTTGGCTGCGAAGAGGAAGGAACTTCAGCAAGGGATTGCGGATGAGATCAGTCCGAGAGCAGCTGTCGAGGTTCCGAAGTTTACTTCCGTTGTGAATGAACTCGCAGCGATTAATCCTGATATGCCAAATTTGTCTCGGACGAAGTTGGTTAATCCGAACTTGGCTACGTTTACCGAACTAGCTCGGAGTGCGAGAAAGGATATTCAGAAGAACTTTGACAAGCAAGTTGCAGCAGGGGTTCCGCCAGCGCGGGCTAAGGAAGCTCTACCATTTGAAGCTGTCAGGGAACTCAAAACCCGCATCGGCTCTCAGATCGATGACTCGGTATTCGGGGCTAAAGATATTCCACAAGCTGAAATGCGCAGGCTGACTGGTGCGCTCACAGAAGATGTGAAAGCCTTTGTCGAAAGCCAAGGTATCAGCGCAAAGCAAGCTTTTGATGAAATGAATGCTTGGGAACGAGCTTACCACAAGCAAGCAGACTATCTCAAAGGTGTGCTGGATAAGTCCGGCGGTCCGGAAAAGGTTTACAGTGCGGCTTTTGCTCAGACAAAGTCAGGTCCGACGATCGTTAAGTCAGTCTATGACAACATGACGGATGACACGAAGAAGGTTCTAACTGCCGGTTTTATTCGCCAGATGGGTAAGTCCGGTAAGACTGATCCCGAACCCTTTAGCCTACGGAATATGTTCGGTAATTACTCCAATATGGATGAGGAAGCTAAGGAAGTCATCTTCGGCTCAATTAGTCCAACCTTCAAAAAGGACATGGACCAGCTAAATCGAGCAGCACAGCTGATCTTGGAGTCGGAGAAGAACCTTACAAAAAGTGCTAATTTAGGTATCCAAGGTCCGCTGTATGGTATCCCTGCGACAATTGCTTATGGGATGAGTTACAACGCTGCGGAAGGTGTTGGGAGTTCTGTTATCCCTGTTCTGCTTACTATGGGAGCGACTGCGGCAGGTAGTGCTGGCTTGGCTAAGTATATGACCAACCCGAGGGTTGTGCGCTGGATTGCATCGAATGATAAGATACCTCCAAGTGCTATCCCGACTGCTGTAAATCTTCTAGCGCAGGAAGCTCGTAAATCCCAAGACCCTGATATGATCGAATTTGCAAGGCTTATGGAAGAAGCTACTAACCCGCAGCAGGAGCAAGAATAATGCCTTTTGATGGTAATGGGACTTACTCCCCACCGAGCGCTCCGAACTTCCCCGCAATACCTGGGACTGTTGTAGCGTCGAGTTATTACAACGTCGTGATAAATGATCTGGCAACAGCGCTTAGTAACTGTCTGACAAAGGATGGGCAGAGCTTGCCCAGTGCCGCGCAGAATTGGAATAACAAGAACCTCACGAATGTCGCGACCTTCGGGGCGGTGGTGGGGCAGTTTAGTGGGCTTTTAACTGCTAATGCTGGAGCGACTTTCGTTGGAACTGTGACGGTTAATGGAGCAACAATTGCCTCTACAGCTTCACCAGCCTTTACGGGAACGCCGACAGCGCCGACAGCGGCCAATGGGACGAATACAACGCAGATAGCGACAACAGCCTTCGTGCTGGCCAATCTGCCTAGTTTGGCTGGATATGCGACTGAGGGCTATGTTACCAGCGCCCTAGCGCCCTACGCGACCACAGCGTCTGTAGCGGCTACTTTGACTAGTTATGTAACAAGCTCGAGTTTGGCTACGACTTTGACAAGCTATGCAGCACTGGCTAGTCCAGCCTTCAGCGGGACAGCTACTGTGAATGGGATTGAGTTAGGTTTTCGCGGGATACCAGCTTCTTCCACCAGCGGAACTCTAGTTGCTGGCGATGCTGGGAAGACTGTAGTCTTAACGGCGGGGATAACTATTCCAAGTGCCGTTTTCGCAGCAGGTGATGCAGTTTGCTTGTATAACGACACAGCAGGGACTTTGACAATCACACAAGGAAGCGGGCTAACTCTTCGCCAATCCCCGACAGCTAACACTGGTAATAGATCTTTACTCCAACGAGGGTTCGCCAATATCTGGTTTAAGACGAATGCAGAAGCTGTGATAACTGGTAGCGGAGTTACCTAATGGGTATTATGCAAGCCTTTGTTGGATCGACTTATGGTGATGGGGTTCATATAACTCCCGTAGCTGTGTATGACATTGACACAGCTGGTAATACAGCTACAGCAGGATATCGACTTAATTCCAATGGGAATGTCGAAACAGAAGTTTCTGGAGTTTTTTCTTTTTATGAAACTTGGATCGACCTTGTGGCTAATGCTGGAAATTATGAAGTGAAGGCCACGAATGTATCTGGCTTTATTCAGGGAGACTCTACAGGAACTTGGCTAGGACTTTCAACTTCCCGCCATTGGTATGTGCAAAGGAATTTGGTTGGGGTTAGGGTAGGCATCTTGACCATAGAAATTCGAGATATTTCTAGTGGAGTAATTTTAGACTCAGCTACCGTAGATTTAACAGCTGAGATAGTATAGGAAGGACCAGATGAGCCTAGACCAAACTTTAATAGAAGTGGCATTAGCACGAATGGAAGGTAAATTGGATTTACTGGCTCAAGGGCTTGATCATATTCGAGAAGATCGAAGGGGGGATATGGTTAAACAAACACAACTTGAGGCTAGGGTAGGAGAGCTTGAAAAAGCTGCTCATATTGAAAAGGGCGAAAAGACTGGGATAGAAAAAGCTGTGAAAGTGATCTATGCTACTTGCGGGTTATTGATTACTTCCGCTATCGCTGTTGCGGTTAAGTATATTTTTTAAGGAGTCGGAAGATGCAGATGAATTATAAAGAGTCACTGGAACTGGTCTTGGAGCATGAGGGCGGGTATGTTGATCATCCGAAAGACCCTGGTGGTGCGACCAATCGTGGAGTGACTCAGAAGGTTTATAACAACTTCCGGCGTGCTCATGGGCGTAGTGCTCAGTCGGTGAGATACTTGGAAGAGGGGGAGTTGCAGGCGATTTATAAGCTGCAATATTGGGACGCGGTGAAAGGGGACTTGCTGCCGAGTGGGTTGGACTATGCGATGTTTGACTTCGCGATTAACTCTGGGGTTGTTCGGGCTGTGAAGTATTTGCAAGGGATTGTGGGTGTGAAGCAGGATGGGATTGTTGGAGCAATGACCCTTGGTGCGATCTATGACGTGCCGAAGACGATCAATACTCTGTGTGATTGGCGGATGAGCTTTTTACGCCGTCTCCCGACCTTTCTGACTTTTGGTCGTGGCTGGACTGCGCGGGTGGAAGGTCGCAATCCGAAGAAGGTCGATGGGGTGCGGGAGATCGCATTGGACATGGCGAAGTGAAGAAAGGATTTGTTATGAGATTGATTGATGAAGCAGGGAAATTTTACAAACTTGGTTCAGTGCAGCTTGCGGCTGTGGCTGGGGTGTTGGCGGCTTATTTTGCAGCTAATCCGAATGAGACGGAAAAATTGCTGAACCTGTTGCCGGAAGGTCCTTTGCGGATAGTAGCTTCAATCCTGATCGGGTTGTTTGTGTTCTCCGCAGCTACGACAAGTCGGCTGGTGTCGTTGAAGAAGAAGGATGAGGAAGATGTTGGATAAAGCTTTAGGATTTATCACCACCTTCAAATACTGGTTGCTTGCCTTGACTGTTCTGCTTCCGACGATGTATATGAAGGGTTGCGCCGATGGCCGGAAACAGGTGGAAAGTGATTATAACAAGGTTTCGGCGGAAATCCAGAGTGCTGCTCGGCGCGCAAGCGAAACCGCAGCGGCGAAGAAGGAAACTCGCGACGCCGTTATTATCAAGCAGAATGAGGAGCTTAGAAATGAGATCGAGACTAAAAGTGGCGATACTGTCGGGGCTAATACCCGCCGTGTTCTTGACCGCCTGCGGGGGCAGCAGAGTGGAAGTGATAAAACCACCAAGTGAATGGATGGTTTGCAAGGACGAGCCGTTTGCTCCGTTGATTGTTGAAGGTGACGTGGAAGGCGATGACAAACTCGCGCAGTTTCTGATTGACTTGCGGGAGTCTGGAGCAGATTGTAGATCAAAGGTTCTTGCGATTAAAGAATTTTTCGACAGGCAGTAATTTGAAACTGGTGCGGGTTTGGATTTAATAACTATCACCAGATTAACTATATAGAAAGGATTAAGCTAATGCCGATGTTTGCGATGGAGAGTTATACACCTTTAGCCTTGGCAGCTAATGCGACACAGTCTGTAAGCACTGCCAGTTGTGTTATCGGCGGATTCACTTGTGTGGTGTCAGGGACTCTGACCCTGCGGAGAGTCGACTCTGGGGGCGATGTCGTAGTCGACGCCTTGCCAGTTACCGCAGGGAGTTATCATGCACTGCCTTATGCTATGCCTACAGGGGCTTATATCACCCTTGCTGGTGGGGCTAAAGGCACGTTAGCTTGGTCTAGCTGATGATACTTCTTCTCTGGACTCCGCAACCTGCTGGAGGCGGACCGCCTGTCTCTGACTGGATACTTGCTACAGGGTTCTGGGAAGATACAGGCTTCTGGCGCGATGGTGAAAACTGGATTGATTGATGACTCAGCAGATTATTAATGATGGTGAGAGTGGGCTGGTTGTCCGCGGAAAGCTGAATGATAACTTCACAGAGTTATATACCGGCAAGGACGCGGTGACGGTTAATACTTTCGCTGACCTTCCAGACCCGACCACTGCGACTGGTCAGAAGTATTGGGTGCTGACTTCGACTGGAGTGTATTTAATCAATCGGAGAAATGCGGGAAGTTATTATAGTGATGGAGCTGTTTGGAGTTGGTTAGGGAATAATCCCTCTACGGCTGATCAAGTAGGTAATGTGCCCACAGGGGGGATTTCCGCGACTGATGTGCAAGGGGCGTTAAACGGGCTGGATGCCAATAAGGAAGTAGCAGGTGCAGCAACGGCAGCGGTGGCAGCTCACGTTGCTCTACCAGACCCTCATACACAATATTTGACTGAAGCCGAGGCTGATACCCTTTACGCCCCCATTGGCGGAGGCGGAAGCGGCCTTACCTCTCCACAAGTTATGGCAAGGAATTTGGGATGTTAATTTTAGCTCTTACTACAGACACAATTGAAGTTGTTCTTGGCGGTGTGCCGGTTACGCAATTGCCGGTGATTGCCTCATATCGTGATATTACGGCTACGAATTACACCCCCGGACGCGAGGCGGTAACAACCAATAGCACAACAGCAGTTGTGGCCGTCTCTGCCCCCGCTGCTTCTACACAGCGTGTGATTGACTTCATCAATATCTACAACCCAAATACAGCAAACGCTACTGTAACCGTGCGGCTTGACTTGAACGGCACTGAATATATTTTGACGTCCGTTACATTGGCCCAAGGTGAGCGTCTTGTTTATCAGGAGGGTATCGGCTGGCAGACGTTCACCATTGCTGGGGCACTTAAGAATAGCCTTAACCAAGGAACAAATGCAGTCGCTTCCGGCGATAGTATAGTGATTTTGAGCGCAGACGTTACCAACAACAACGCGGTTGCAAATACTATTGCAAGTGTTACTGGCTTGCAATTCCCTGTAGTGTCCGGCCAGCGATACGGCTTTGAATTTTACATTCGCTATACAGCAGCTGCGACAACCACCGGCTCGCGCTGGTCGATCAGTGGTCCAACAACTGATGAACTTGTCTATTCGGCAAATTATTCTCTCACCACGACTTCGCAGACGATAATCGAGGGTAGCACGGCTTATGATCTGCCTGCTGCATCGAATGCCTCAAGCGCGGCAACCACGGGCAATTGGACGTATATCGCGGGCATCTTGCGCCCTACCGCCAATGGCGACGTAGTTGCGCGCTTTGCATCAGAGGTCGCTTCTTCCGCTATTGTTGCCAAGGCTGGCTCTTATGTAAGGTATCGTGCTCTATAATCAATACGGAAGGTAAAAGAGCTCAGGGTCCTTTACCTTCCGTATCCAGCCCGTCAGGGGTATTAGCTCCTGGAAGCAGCATCATCACAGAACCTTGTTGTTGGAGGACAAGGTAACCCGCACGAATTGCGCCAGTGATGACAGCTTCGAAATCTGAGATCTTTGGAAAGTATGTGTGGACGAAGCGATAGGCTTCAGTCCACGGACAACCTCCGCGTTTGTGGACATACCAGATCAGACGCTCGATGTAGAGGGAGTCTTCGGACTTGCCGATCTTGGAGAATACGAATTGCATGTCTGGTTCGAGGTCGGTGATCATGGTGTGCGCAAGGGCGAGGTGTTCGGCGGTTATGACAAGACGGTCCGACTCAGCTGCGGCTAGGATCATGGCGAGCTTGTGGATGTGGGTTTGTTTGCGCGCGAGGTAGCCACCGAAGCGGTCGTCGTCAAGGCCAATGTGCTTTTCTGCGTAGTGTTGGGTATACCAAGCTTCACCCCATGCTACTGCTGCTTCTGTCAGGCGGTATTCACCAGTCAGCTCAGAGATAGCGGTTAGATCTTCAATAAGCTTCTGTGCTGTGGAGGCTAAGTCTTTCGGAACGTGCCTTCCGGGGTAGGCTACGTATTTGGCCTTTTTATCTGCATAAACGAAAACGCAGCGAGAGGTGAAGCCTCCCCCGATCATGTATTCGGGAAAGTTGCCGGCAATCCATGCAGGAGTCGTGCAAGCGATGAGGTTGATCCAAGGATTTTCGACTACATCGGTGCCGGAACCCTTAGTGCGTTTTTCAAAAGCTCCGGGTTTACCGTCCCACAGGGCTACGAGAAGGTCAACCATTTCCTTGTCTTGTGGGTTAAGCAGGTTTCCGAACTCCGAAGACTCAATCGTCATAGCCGACATGGCGTGATAGGTGCCTTGGTATTCATACGACATTGTGGACTCAGCAAAGCCGGTTACGAGCGCTTGCCAAGTCACGACGTCAGGCCCGAATTTTATATCGGGAACCTTTTTCAAAAGCGACATGCCTATCCCCGCAGTTGTGGATTTAGACACAATGCCGGGAGGCGCGACTAGTATGATATAGAAATTTGGGTGCCACTTAAAATACGCCATGTCTAACCAGACTTTACGGCGAAGTGCTCCAGCCAGCGTCGAAACTGCTGTCCAGAAGTGCATATGTTTTGGTGCTTCAGAATACTCGGCGTAGTCGAGGTAGGCGGAAATCCAATTCGAGAAGTGACGCTTCACGGAACGCTCCTTGTTAGGGTTTTCTACGAAAGGCCCTTCCAGGCCATAAAGTTTTTGATTTGTGAGCGTTCCGAAATCTTCGAGCTTTGTAAATTCTTCATACTGCTCGTAAAAGTTTCTATTAGACATTTAATTTCCTTTCCTTTATCCGCAAGCCCCCCACGATACTGTCGATGTTTTTACTCCCACTGGAATAATCAGTGGTTCGGGGTAAGGCAGTTCGACAGCGCAGTGAGCAAGGATTTTCGACTGATAGAGATCTCGAGAGTCAATGGGGTATTGTCCGGCGAGTGAGTCGTGAACTTGAAGTAAAACTTGGACAGCTGGTTCGTTTTCGTGGATATTTTTATAGCCTCGGTTGATGAGGCAAGCGACTGTAGATTGAGGTATCCAAGCCACCGCTTGGTTAAAGATTGTCCCCTCAATTCGATCGAAGAAGTATATTCTATATCCGAAGACATTTTGTATAAATCTGCGAGTATTAACCTGTCGGATAATATCGTCTTGCCAAGTCTTGATTTCGGGAAATTTGGAGTAATACCACTTCTGGATGCGTTCGACTTCGTGAGTGACGAGGCCGATGCGACCTGATAGGCCAGAAGGCGTGCCGAGGTAATTTGTTCCGTGGCACAGGGCTTTGAAGAGTTTGTAGCTTGGGTGGTGCTTGTCAATTGTCGGGTCACGGTAGTATTCCTTTGCTACTTCCACGTAGGGTTTTAACCCTTCCGCGAACATCTGTTTCATCTCGACGCAGCCAGACTCCCAAACTACTATACGCAGGTCGGCGGAGTCAAGGTCGATATCGAAGAACTCCATACCTTCGTCGGCGAGGAAGAGTTTACGAACATTCGGGAGATCGGACTCCTCTTCACCGGAAGGAACGTTTTGTAGGTTCATTCCGGAACCGAAAGCGTCTCCGGAGGACGAGAAGCGATATGTCTCAGTTCCTGCAACGTTAAACGAGCAGCGCATCCGGTCGTCAATATCTGTAGGGGCTTCAAGGAAGGTAGATCTGAATACGTTAAGTGAACGCAGGTCAGATATACGCTTAGTAATTGGGAGCAGGAGAGGCTCGCGGGAACCGAGTTTATCGAGTGCCTGCGCATCTGTTGTTACCCCTCCCCCTCGCTTTTTGATAGATGTCTGGTTAAGTTGACGGTAGAATAAATCCTGCATTTGCGGCGATGAATTGATATTAATAGGATATCCGATAATGAATTCAAGTTCTCTGTTGCGTTCGGAAATCGCCGCAGCAAGCTCCTCGGAAAGCGCTGACTTGGAAGAGTTATCGACACGCAAGCCTCGGATCATGGTGGCAAGGACGGGGTAGAATAGGGATTGCTGAAAGTCGTGGACGGAACGGAGTTCTGGCCAATCGGTGAAGGCCTCGATAGCTGCTTGTTGGGAGTCATCGACTTCATAGGTGATGCAGCAGTCCTTGCAGTTGTAGGTCCAGAGTTGATCTTCACCGAGCTTTGGATCCCAATTCTTGGACTCGTCTTTCCAGTAAACGTGGTGTTCGCAGTGGATGGAGGCGAGGAAGTCCAGACCCTTGGGTTGGTTGGAGAACATGGAGTGTTGCGCGATCATGGTATCGCGGACAAGGCGGGGGATGAAATGGAAGTGGCGATAGAAGTATTGTGCGTCGTAGATGAAGTTTTGGCCGATAACAATGGCATTGGGGTGGGTGAGGAGCTTATACATCAAGTGCATGAGGAAAGCTTCTTCCTCGACCAGCCAGTAGTGGAGTTTAGACTCGACTACAATGTGAGGGATGCAGATTGCCTCGGTGGTTGACCATGCGATGCCGGTGCAAGCTGTGTGCCCGCCGCGTGTCTCGATATCGACGGATAGCTTGGTAGGCCCGGCGGAAACCTTGGCTAGAAGCATTTGCAGGGTTTTCGCCGCGACGCCGAAGGAAGGGCGGACGATGAAGTTGTAGTCAGGCGGCTTTGGCAGACTATCCAATTGCGAGATTGAAACAATCTTCCGAAAGTCGTTGACTACGACAGAACGCTCTTTCCAAACAGCTTGCACGTAGGATGGGGAGTAGGTCGCCATGACTACGCAAGTGTGGCCAGAAGGTGTAGTGTATTCGAGGACGGATGATCGCCATGACTTAATCCCCCACTTGCCGGTTAGGGCGTAGAGAGTTTCGTTGTCGAATACGACGATTACGCGAGGCTGAATGAGGTCGATGTCTTTGTTAAGGGAATCAACTGCGTAGAGATAATCCCGCGTAACCATCTTTTCGCGGAAGGGGTAATGGTCCGGAGTAACCTCTGCCTTTTTCTGCGCTACTTGAGTGGAAACAGAGTTCGACCTAACCTGCCCTCGGATGAAAGAGGTTAAAAAGCACTGCATTTTATTCGTGCCAGCTTCTGCCAGCATCTTGCCTAATTCACGACCTCCTGAACCTGAAAATGGTTGTGCGACTCGCAAGTCCTCCCATGACGGAGCACCTTGCACGATCATTATCCGAGCATTGCTCGGGCCGGATGGTTGGATCATGTCAGGCTCAAAAGTTCAGGGGCTTCATCCAAGGCATTTAGTCTTTGCACCGCTATACCATAGTATTCGGCAGATTGCTCCAGACCTACAGCCTTGCACTTGAGTTGATGAGCAGCGGGGAAGATAGTGCCTGTTCCGGCAAAGGCGTCAAGGACAACGTCACCCGGCCTTACTGATCGTTTGAGCAGATCGACATAGAGTTCAACAGGTTTCTGTGCCCCGTGTGTGAGGTTTTCTTCCAATACCGTAGGGATAACATCGGAGTAAACTCCGGTGACTGGTTTACGGCCTTTAATAGCGTAAATGCACATCTCCCACTGACGCTTCGGACCATGCTCAGGGAGTGGGATGCGCCCGCTACGGGGTTTATAGTTGATAAGCGGTGTGCGGAATACATACCAACCGGCTTTTTGAAGGAGGGATTTTAACTCATGGAAGTTGTCGATATCGCAGAACATGTAAAGATGGGCTTGTGATTTCGACACCCGATAAAGCAATGGGCAGAGGTCGATCATCAAAGTCTGCCATGTTGACTTGGTATCGTCGTAATGATGCTCGGCATTACCCATTGTCCCCGCTCCATCCCCGAAGCTTTCAGCCCCCATACCATAAGGCGGGTCGGTGCAGATTACATCGAAGGTGTTATCAGGGCAAGATTTGAGCCACTCGATGCAATCGGTGTGATGGAGCTTGTGGACGGAGGAATTGAAGTTCCGCCCGATGCGCTCAGCAAGCTCGGCATTCTTCCGCTGGTCCTCTTGCTTTTTCAAGATTTTCAAAGCATCCTTTGCGGTCTTTGCTTTCTGCACAGCAGGGTTTTCAAGGTGATCTGCGAGGATAACGTCGGTGCGGACTTTGGCATGGAAGTCGCCAAACTCGTTGGAGGCTTTGCCTTCAAACTCCGGTCGCAGTTCCTTTGCCGTGTCTGCGATGGTGTGGGTGGAGCCAATAGCTTCAGCCTGTTTGATGCGCAAGGCATGAAGCCTCGCGATTGCTGCCGATCGTTCCTGCCATGTAAGATCGCGACGCTTGAGATTTTCGTCGAGCTCAGCTTCTTCTGCCGCGATTTCGTCTAGTTCGCCAAGAGTGACGTAAGGCGCGTGGTATGGCGGATAGTCAACCCCATTGTGTCGTATGCCATCCCCCATTGCCCATAAATCGCCCATAGCGCGCAATCGGCGTTCACCGGCGACTAGGACTAGGCCGGAGTCCGTTTCTCGCATGACAGGGGCGTGCAATAGCCCTATGGCCGCAATGGAATTAGCTAGGTCAACCAGCGACTCAGCCTCAAACTCTTGCCGCTGCCGGTTGTCGGAGATGATGATTTTGTCAATATGGATAGAGTGCGGCATGACTCGCTTTCTTGCAAAAGTGGCGGGGGAATTACTACTCCCCCGCCAAGGATGGGCTTGGTGAAGTTTACGCCGGTTTGGTCAGCGCTTTGACTTCGTGATAAATGTCCTCACCGTTGATCCGGTGAGAGACTTTGACGTTAGCCATGCGGCCTTGGATCATGCCAAAGGCGAACGGCTCACCTGGAGTGTTGAGGTCCAGGGCCTCGCGAATACGGCCGAGGCCGACGTTTTTGCCCTTGCCGAAGTCGAGTGCACCGGTTTCGGTAAGGTCCAGCATTTGTTGCTGTGGGACTTTTACCGAGTCGCGGCCGAGCAGTGCTTTGACATTATCGTCTTGGATATCCCAAAGGATTTCAACCTTCAGGCCGGATGACGAGCCATCGCGTGATGCCCATTGCTTGACTTCGACCTTGTCGGCTACTGCGAGGTATTCGCCGACAGGGCAGGGAGTGATTTTGGTATCGTTGGCTTCTTCGAAAGTTTGGTTCAAGAATGTGTTAGGATCAAATGACATAAAGTGTGTGTCTTTCAGTTACAGTTGCGAAAAATGGGGACAAGGTGGATATAACCACTCGGCCCCCTGCGAGGGGTTATGACGTAGCCTGATCGGGCGAGTTGCGCTTGAGCCACTTGGTTACGATCAGGCGAAAATCCTGCGGAATGTCGGATTTGATAGGTAAGTTCCTCGTCTTGACGTCCGCCATCGGACTTGCCGTGTCCCAATACCACTTCTCCCCCGATCGGGTTGTGAGTATCGCATCGGAGAACATGGCAGGGAACTTTGGAGCCAAAGCCTTACCTAGCGTCGAAACCATTAACTTCACTCCACCGAGAACAGCATCAGTTTCACGCTCCACATGAGCGAGTAGGACAAAATGGCAACGGCAATTATCGCAGAGCATACGGATAATTTTGAGGACTTGGTCTTGGGCGATGCCCCAGTCGCTTTGGTTCCGAACGGCCTTGCCTCCCACAACAAGCGACATGGCGCAATCAGAGATACCAGTAGCGCCGTCGATAACAAGGAATCGACTAGCATCCCACTCGTTGACGGGTCCATACTTTTCTCCAGTCCTATCATCGGGGAAATTGTTGAGGGCTTCCAGTAACTTGATGAATTGGTTGTGCTTGGACTTATTCGGGTCCGGCATTTTTGCCAGAGCTTCGAGGTTCAAGGTGTTTATATTCTTGGCGTTGGCGATGAGCTGATCAAAACCAGCAGTAGGTGCTTCGAGCCGGTGCCAGTGTAGATTAGGCGGAATTGCAAGACCTCTGTCGGTCCAATATCCAGCCAAGGATTCAAACCCAGACTCCAAAGCGAGATAGAAAACTTCAACACCGAGGTCAACCAACGTGCCGATGGAGTGAGTTTTGCCGGTGCCCGATGGCCCCATTAGAAGGATGTTGACTCCCGGCAAGGTGAATGGTGGGGTTAGCTTGATTGGTTCTGAAGTCATAGCAATTGAGTTCCATTTCGAGTTGGCACTTGACAGCGCCTAGAGGCGGATTGTGGTATTGAAAGAAAAAGGGGAAGCCTCCCGGAATTGAATGGGCAAAGGAGCCAGCCCACAATTCGCCGACGGGTGAGCAATCCTTGCACAGGCCTCCCCATGAGGAGTATGGATTTTTCTTACCATCAACAGTGATGACGAGAGATCCATACACACGCCCACAGGACTCACATAAGAATGACTGCGATCGGTTATAGCGACACGAAAGGGGGAGTGTCGAATAACCGAGGTAGTCGTCCTCGTGGAAGTAGAGGGCGGTTATGTTGGTCATTAGAAGGGGATGTTGTCGACAGTTGAAGGCTTCGAAAGGGTGCCGAGAAGTTCCTCGGAAACAATTTTACCTTCCCCGTCGATCATAACGTCGACAAGCTCAACTGACCACTTGGCACCAGCATCTTCGAGTTTGGCGCCAGCTGACTCGGCTTCATACTTGGTGTCGTGGTAGCTAACAGCTGGCGGAAAGCCAAGAATTGTTCCGGTGAGTCGATAGCGTTCTTCCTTCTCATAAGGAGCTTCGATAAGAACTTCCAGACCCTTTGAATAATTCTCACCTTTACGGATGTGGAGACTACCGATAATTACCTCAGTTATAGCTTTATCTGTAGTTACAAATTCTATACCAAGCATTCCAGTTTCGGCTACGGTTTTAATTGTCTTAAGTATCATTGGGCTTCTCCTGTTAAATACTTACGGGTTAGTTCAATATCATCTTTCCGACTTTCCAGATACTCTGGCCATGTTACTTCAGCGCGGGCGAGAGGGTCCCAGACTCGACGCTCGAAATAGGTTTCAAGCCACTGTTCAGGGTTAGGGGACTTGCAGACTTGGAGAAGACTGCACCCGCCATATTCCGCACAGGAGTGATCGAGGTTGTAGTCCCAATAGCCGGACTTCCAAGCATACATCATGCGTTCGATGTCGCGGCAGGTTTGCTCGAGCCAGCGGTCGATCTCGTAGTCGGAACGATAAGTCGGGCATTCGAGAGTGTCGTATTTGGTCTTGAGAATAGAAACCCCGCGAACGATAACGCCGGAAGGGTTGTAGCCGTATTCCCTTGCAGCCCAGCAATAACCAGTGAACTGGCTCCTCATTTCCCACTGCTTGCCCCATGAGGCGCCGAGTTGGGAAGTTGTCTTTTCGTCGTAGATATAAACTCCGCCAGCGAACTCAGCAATCATGTCGGCTCGTCCGGTGTAGAGTATCGGGTCGCCGGTTATAGGGTGAGGGATTGGTAGAGGTTGCGCAAATGAAAATTCAATTCCGCTCCTTCCATCAGGGAATTGGAGAGGGATGGCTGCATCAACTCCAAGAGGGTAAGATTCGAAATAAAATTCGAGTGCGCCAGCTGTGCGCTCAAGAGATTTTGCTGATTCCGGTGGGCATTGAAAGTCGCCATAGCTTTGGACAAGTGCTCGAAGTCCCGCCGCAACTGAATCTTCAGGAGATAATTTTTGCTCGTAGAAAGCACGTCGCGCGTGTTCGATACCTTCTGCAAATGCCTTTCCAGCCACAAGATGGACTGACTCACCGAGGGGCTTGAAGTGCTGGAAATAGGTTCGGAAAGCTTTGTTTGGACAGGATCTGAATGAGGCGAGGGTTGTGGAGTCGATGGCGTGAGGAAAGGGGATGATTTCGTTGTGCATGGTTGGTCGCTTTCGTAGGTGTTGATTAAGTAGATGAGGTTTGCGCGGGAGGTTCGATCAGTTAGGTCGAAGAGCTCCCCCTTCGGGCCTTCGAGGATCATAAGCCCAACTCGCCTAGAAGATCGTCGGCATTGACTTTCGGCTTCGCCGTGCGGGATTTAGCCGGTGGCATAGCTTGGCGTTCCGCGCGGAGGAAGGTGATTGCTTCCTTCATCTCGTCGATGGAGAGTGTCCCCTCACGTGCGCGACTTCGCCAGTCAGCGACTTTTTGTTGCATTTCGAGGGATACGGTCATAAAGTGTGCCTTTTCTGGTGCGGGTTTTAATAGTATAATTGATGCGGGAATTAGTCAATTGGAATGTTAAGTGATCCACAACTCTTCCCGCTGGCGGGTGCAACTTACGTAGAGGGAACGGAATGCCTCGGCTTTATTCCTGTTCAGCATTAGGTCTTCGAGATCGACGAAGACTTTTAAGTAGGACGAACCCTGTGATCGGTGGGAGGTGATTGCATAGGAATGTCGGATCTCGTGGAAGGCTTCTTTCAATTCCCAGAACTCCCGCCACTTGTAGCGCTTGCCAGATTTGGCTTCCATTGAAAGCTCGTTCAGGCGGTTGGATAAGCGGAAGGCTCCGGAAGGGGTTAGGACTCGGAGAGTGATTTTGCGTTCACGCTCATCAAGGGCGAGGATGTTGAAGATCTCAAACTCCCTGTGCATAGGGTGATTGCCCTCGGCGACTTCGAGAATTTCCGCGGTCTCGTCGGTTTGAAGGATGACGTTGTTGTCGAGATCAGAGCAGCGGGAAGTCGCTACGATTTTATCAGTCGGTAGCCAGAAGGTAGCTTTGGCTTCCGCCCTGCCGAAGATCAAACCTCGCACATAGTTGTTGTATTCGTCGACTTTGACATTCCGCCAAGAGATGATCTTCGCTTGGTCAGATTTGAAGAGTTCGATGTTGGACTCGATCTCGTTGAACCAATCAGCTTTACCGACGCGATGGACAGGAGGATTGGTTTCGATCTTGATTGAGGGGAAGGGGTTATCCACGACGTTACGGATAGCGGTGGCGAGATCCAGCATGGAGTTGCCATAGCGAAGGACCTTGGTCAAGGTGTAGCTGTTCTCGATCTTCCAAATAGGGGAGGTGATTTCCCCCACAGGAGGCAGCTGCGCCGGATCACCCATGAAGATGAAAGGGACCTTCCAAACATCGAAAGCATCGCGGATAGCGTCCATGAGGAAGCGGTTGACCATAGAACCTTCGTCGACGACGATGACTTTATAGCTGGAGAGGTCGACAGGCTCTTCGGGTTTCTGGAGTTCCTTTACTTCCCCATTGGCTTGAAGGGACAGTCCAAGCAGTGAGTAGATGGTCTTTGTGGCGCACGAATGCAAGGAAGCTTCGTCGAGATAGTTTCGCAGAACTTTAACGGCTTTGTTCGTAGGGGCCGTGAAACAGATTTCAGAGGGTTTGAATGTTCCGGCATTTACAAGCTCCTGTATGCAGAAGGTCTTGCCGGTTCCGGCGTAGCCTTTGAGGAGGAAGAAGGGGTCATCACCTCGAAACTTCCCATTAGGGCAATGTATTTTATTGGGAAGTTTCGAGGAAGCTGTAGCTTCGAGAATACTGTAGCCACTTTGCAGCCAAGAGGTCATGAGGGATAGAGCTTCTTGTTGGTCGGGGGTAGGTGCGAACTTGTCAGTCATTTGGGCTTCCTTTTCAGGTGATGGCTTTCGCCGGTCGGGTGGTTGGTATAGGCGGGATTTTAGGTGGTGTCAATGGGAGGATTAAGGCTTATCAGTCTGTCGGTCATGGGGTTTCCTTCCATCCGGTGAACATCACAACGTAAAGTCCTTTCAGAATAGCTTTCGCTATCAGCAGCGGCCACCAGAACGCTTCACCAAAAGAAAGGTCGCCGTTAGTCCCTACGTGTATTAAGAAACTAAGTAGGCAATGCATCATACCGAGCAACGCCAGCAAGCCGTATAGGTCTTTCGGCTCCATCCCTACTCTCCAAGCGCCCGAAGCAGCGCGGTTATGGCGGCTAGGGTTAGGTTGCGGTCGGCATGGCGACTAACTGCTTCGCAGAGTGTTTGACAGTCATAGACTGTGAAATCACACCCGACACGATACATTTCGTGGGACGAAAGCCACCCCCTCCGCTCAATCTCATCGAGCGTTAGCCTTATGTCTGTGAGGTAGTTGGGGCAGTCTTTGTCACCAAACGCGCTGCCATCCTCTTTTATCCAAATGTCTGTAGCATGGTAAGTCTGTAAGAGGCCCCACCCCAAAGCCACAGCAACAGCCTCAACGACTTCCTGACTTATATCGCCAGAGGAGATACGTTCGGATAGTTTCATCCCACCTTCTCCTGTGGCTGTAGTGCTGCGCGAATTATCGGCTCGACATAAACCGTTCCAGTTCCCTTATCAAAGGCGTCGAGATACGCCTGCAAAGCAGCATCCTTACGCTCAACT